AAGTTGTGTAACTTTAGATTGGTTTAAAGTTAATGTGTTACCCGAGCCATAACTAAACATATTATTAAATTGTAAATTTTTTAATACTATTTCCATCTTATAAAAATTTGAACCTTTTCATTTGTATTTTTCCATTTTGGTTTATTTAATAAACGATGATATTCGTAGTGTATATCTGTCAGTGTTTCCCATCCTGTTCGTTTAGTTCTTTTTTGTAAATTAGAGTAACAATCATAAATAAAAGTATTATCTTTGTCTCCGGGCTGGGTTGGATCATAGTTATTAATATAATGCATAAACACAGGTTCTAAACTTGTAAAAGTAAAAAAGTTTTTTTCTTTATTTATTGCGTATTTTACCAAATTAGGTGAGTCTTCCCACCAACCCCAACCAAATTCTGCATGATGATCAGGATTATGTCCACTAAATATTAATATTTCATTGTCATCCACATAATCAAATAAATGTGTCAAAGCTACTTGACTTAAACTATCTGTAAATTGACCAAAATCTACTGCTTTAGGAATAACTTGATTTATAAAGTTTTCTAAATTTAAATCAATAAATTTATACTCTATTTGTCTATCTTTGCAGAATTTTTTTACAAATAATAGATCAAAATAGTTTTTTCCGCCAAATAAGCTTAAACTTATAACTCTAAAGGGAATATTTAGTTGATATAATGTTTCGGCTGTTATCTCGCTGTCAATTCCACCACTTAATGCTACTACTATTTTATAATCTTTTTTGTATAAATCGTAAAATTGTTGAGACAAAGTAACTAGATCATCTTTGATTGATGATCCTTTATTTTTATATTTTGGACAACTAACTTCTACACCTTCATATATAAACGGTCTCATATATGTACCGTTTTTATATTTCCAGAATACTCTATTTAATGATAAATCATACATTTATACCTAAATCTAAGAATTCTTTTAAAATATTCTTTTTATTAGATACTTTTATATGTGATAAATATAATTCTAATTCTTCTATTAATGTCATATCTTTTAAGTCTAATTTAGATTCCTCATCTGGTTTATATGCTAATTTTTTGTCAATTAATGATGAGTCTTGGATTTTTGAAAGTTCGTCAATACTTCCAACAATTTCATAAATTGTATGATGATATTCAGACTTATGAAAAGTTTCACCTGTTTTTACTGTTTTTCTAATTAATTTTGGTAATTGTAATTTTTTAAAGTCCACTGAATAATTAGTTTTATCAATGTATTCAACAATATTTACTCCATATTCTTTTGAATCATCTCTATCGAATATAACATTCATCGGACTACCACAATAATAAGCAGGGTAATCCAAGTAACGATGATTAAAATGTATGTCACCGAGAAGTATGAGCGGCCAGGGACGAAGCTTTTCAAAATCGTATTCAGGTGTAATATGAGGTGGAACCTCGCCTCGAATGTGAGTAACAAGAATTTCATCATTTTTATACTCTGGCAAATTATTTGTTTGCATTTCTCCATACGGAAAAAAGCAAAAACCTTGACCCTGTATATTTTCATGTTTATTTTCTGTAATAAGAACCACATTTGGATTCGTAATAGCATGTTGTTCATGGAAATATTCCAAAAACGATCTGCCTTTTCTAGTAGCTTCATGATTTCCTGGTATTATATATGTTGGTATTGTCGCAGCATTAGCAAAACGTAAAAAAAGACACACCTCGTCTGGCTCTGGTTTTCTATCGAAAACATCGCCAGCTAAGATGTGTACATCACATTCTGACTCTAATTTATGTATTTCTTCAAAAAATAATCTAAATCTATTGGCTTGCCATTCGTAAGGAACTTTTTTCTTATGTAAATTAATATGCCAATCTGCACTATGTAAAATTTTAATCATTTATATATTATATACTACGACGGTCTGTCTGTCAATGATTATTTTCCTTTAACTCCTTAATATCCATTTGGCACGGCAATGTAATGAATAAATAAAACAATTCCAATACTTGCGCCTAATCCTACCATCATTTTACCAAAATCTTTTGCAACAATTGGAAATACATACTTAAATTTATAATTTTCCATTATTGTTGATATTGCAAGTTCTCGTCCTGCTAATAATCCTACAAAAACCCAAGTAGTTGACATTGGTAAATTATTTAGTTCTTTAAAAATATATAAAATCGCAATATATACTATATTAATAAAAGTTGCAGAACGTACATATCTTGTTCCTTTTTTATCAAGTACAACACTTTGTATTTTACCACCTTGAATATAAAAAATATACCCAAGTAAACTAATACATACAAATAAAACTATTAATAAATCATTAAAAGATAATTGACGAGGAAGGAATACAGCTATATTAGCTAAATCGTGTTGTAACCATGCAAAAAATAACCAACCACTTGTAACCCATTGTGCTATACGCCAATATTTTACTCGTTCGGGAAAGGGTTTACTACCTTTTTCATCTATCCATCGTTCTAATAGTACCCAAATTAAATATGCAGAAAAAGCTGCAGCTCCATATCCAACCATAGATTTTACAAGCATTTTCTCTAATACAACAGTGCTGGCAAATGCTGATAAAACAAGAAATGTAGTTGAAACAGGTATTCCTATTCGTGTTAGTAGTAATAATATGGCTGGAGCTAAAGCATGATACCATTGTATTTTTTGAAATGGTATTTGTGTTAATCTTTCATAGGCAATATCGCCGTTATAAAACCACCAACCATATACAAGCGTAAATGTCATAGCTATAGATGCTGCACCCCATAACGTATACCATTTAAATCGTTCTTTATTTGAAGCGAGAAAAGTGCCTAATGTTTGTATAGAATCATTTGCGATAACAGAGTATGCAGATAATATAAATCCTATTGCCATCCATATTGTTAAATCAGTCATTTGTTTGTCTTTTTGTGTATTTGATAAATTTAACTTTTATTGTTTGACGAAAGTCAAATAATATGTTAAATTATATTTATAAACGAGTGAATAAATTCACACCGTAGGTGAATAATTATGGAATATGATCGACTATTTTTTAAACATTGTCTCGGAGAGACATAACGTGAGCACGTAGTGCTCAAACGTCACGTCACAGTTGTGTCTACTTAAAATTTTTCTTTTCCCACGCTTTTCTTTTATAGTAATCATCTCTATCAGCGGTCATATCTCCACGATATTTATGCGCCCTGTCTAAAATATCATCATCTAAAAATGTATATTCTTTTTCCCACGTATCTCTTTTTATTGGTATTACTTGTACTAAAGGATCACCTTTAGTTAATCTAACCTCATATCCGGGTCGCAAAGTAGGAAAGACACACGGAAAATTTACTGTATTAAAATATTTGTCACATTCAACTAATCCGCTTATAGGTACACAGGGTAAATCAAACCTATTAACAGGCGGTAAGAATAACAAAGAATATCCTGGCTCTGTTTCAATAATCCACGGAGTATAAATTTTTCGTACTGGCATATTTGCAAAAGGAGTACCAGGATATTGACTTGCATCATGACTTTCAACAATTGTATAATGTCCATATTTTTCTTTGTCTCCTTTTTTTGGAAACAAAACCCAATCCTCACCTTTTTCATCAATTGCAATAATTAAATCCATAGGAACAGGTATAATATAACCAGCCGACATCGCGTCTAGAAATGGTGGACATTTTTTGATTGTTTTAAAATCGTTTACAGCTTTATTGGATAAATTTTTATACCAATCTGGTAAATTTCTTGATCCTGGATAGGGTTTTTCTATTGGTTCGGGTAATTCTCTAATTTGATGAAATTTTATTTTCATTTTTATTTATTATGATTAAAAGATATAATCTTACTAACATCTCCTTCAAAAGTATATGTACCAATATGATTTAATTTAGTTTTTGGATCTAACCATATACTTCCGCCTAGTTTTTGCCACAATCTACAAAAAGTATAATCTTCTGATAGATATCTGTTATCATCAGGATCTATCATTGTATCAAAAAAAGCATAACAATATTTTGCAGCATCTTCATCGATATTACTATCATTTTTATAATGTAACTCTGGATGAGCAATCATCATTTTATCAAATACCTCTCTTTTTATACAGAAGAATCCTGTTGATGCATCTAACACTTCAATTGCGCCTTTATTAACCCTGACCTCATGTGTTTCGGGGTTTAAAAATTTAAAATTTAGTGCATATTGAATAGGTAATGCTTTTTTTGGATAAGCACCTACTACAATATCTTCATTTAAAGAAAGTACTCTAAAAATTGATTCCCATTCCCACTCGATATCTGCATCAATAAAAAATAAATGTGAAGCTCCACTTTGTAAAAACATTGCAGTTAAAATATTTCTTGCTCTTGTAACTAGGCTCTCATTTCTAAGTGTTGTAACACGATAGTTAATTTTTGCTCTAATTAATTCTTGAGTAGTTTTAAACATACTTAAAAAATACTGATCCGTAATCAATCCACCGTAACAAGGAGTAGCGAAAAATATATTACAATTATCTCGTATAAATTCTTCATCAATTTTTATATCTTCTATATTACTAAGATTATCAGGAGAAATACCTTCTATTTTTTTTTCTTCTTTAATTTTGTCAGAAAGTTTTATTTTTTTCATATTAATCCTTTATAAATATAGATCGTAGTCTTCAATAAAGACTACGACCTTAAGTTTTTTAATAACCAAATTAGTCTAAATCTTCTACAGATTCAGCGACCATTTCGCCTCCTGCTAAATCAGCAAAATATGCGGTATTTTGGATTAACCATTGTTTTTGATCGTCATATGTTTGACGTTTATAGATTCTTTCTAAATCAAAAAGCTCTAATCCTTTTTCTTCTTCCGTTAAAGCTTTACTAGCTCTTGCAGGAATAGTCGTATATTTTACATTTTGAGGTAGGGGGCCTGTTTTTTCTTTTTTCACAGTAATATCATACCCTGTTTCATTATCAGCAGGATTACCATATTCTGGATTAGTAGCATAATCTACAATTTGTCTGTAAATTGTTGCTCTTAAATCAAATAATTTAATTTTCCCATCTGATCTATCAATCACATTACAAATATAAGCAAACTGTGGTTTATCTCCAAAAACAGCATCATCAACCTCTTTTAGTGGGTCTGGAACAGAATCATCAAATGTTTCTGTTGTTCTGCTATATCGTAAGCATTCTACTGGCATTTTCTTACCTTCATTAGTAGTTACCCAATATACATATCTTGGTAAAACTTCTCCGATTAAACGGACTTTAGTGTCTCCAATTTGCATTATTAGTCGTTCGACTTCTCGTCTTTGATTTCCGGTACTTGTATTTCCCTTTGCTTGATCCCATGATACCATACTATTTTTCTCCTTTGTTTCGTATTAATTCTGGAACGAAAACTATTTTGTCTTCGATGGTTTTTATAAATGGATTTTTCTTTGCCCAACTAAGTTGTTTGTCAGTTAAATATTCTTTTGGAATTCTAGCGGAAAGATCGTTTGGATCTCTCATTGATAATAAAAATAAATATTCTAATTTTTTTCTAACAGGACAAATAGCTGTAAGAAAATTACCATTTGTAAAATAACTTTGTTCATCTTTACACATATAATGAGCAATAACTTCTTTATAGTCTGTTGAAATTATTATATAACTATTCCTTAAAATTTTTGGTGGAATACTATCAATGTATAAAGTTTGGTAAAGACTTTGTCTGTTCTTAGCCAATATTGTATTATACCTTTTATAAAGGGCAAAAGTCAAGATCAATATTCCATTTGGAAGTCCACCTGCATCTGATTTTAACTCATGCCAGTTATAATAAGTTTTATTTGATTTTCTTTTTTTATTTAACTCTGTCATCCAATCAGTTTTCATTTTTTTCCCAAAAATAATTATATAAGGCATAGTCTTCTTTATATATACAAATAAATTCTTCTTCTGAACATTGTAGTTTTCCTTGTTTTTTATACTCTTTTTTTGTTTTCATTGAATGATATAAATATATAATGTCATATGGTATACCTACGTTACTAAATAACTTTTCTACATTCTTATAATAATTTTCATAAAATCCTATGTAATTTACTTTTGTTTCTAAACAATTTATTACTTCTTTAAAGCTTGTGACCTCGAAAAAATCTTTATATCTAGATGTTATTGACCTACCCCTTCTTATAGGATATACCTTAGTTCCATATTCTAAAACATGGGCATATAAACTTATAGCTCTTTGATATGGATTTCTAAAAAAAGTAAAAATATAGGGTGAATACTTATAAATATCATTATATGTAAAGCCATGTCGTATGTCACTCAGTGGTTCATTTGAGTATTTAAAGGGAGACTTTTGGACAGGGTGTGAACAGACAATTACTACATCTTCTGGTATATTACCATTAGAAAGGACGGTATTATTATCAATTTTGTATTGTCCTTCTGTTTCTGTTGTTTTTGGGTGCAATCTTGTATATGTATTTGCAATACTGGTTATTCCCGTTTTGGGTATATGTATACCAAAAACTAAATTATAAGTCATAGTTTTGTCTCTTATACCACTCGTATCTATTTTTTTGTTGTTTTCCTACTATTGGCCCTTTTAACCAAAAATCTACTATTAACGGTCTTTGTTTATTTTCGTGTTCTCT